CGGTGGGCTGCCTACCTACATCACTGGCTCGCACTACATGTACCTGCAGTGGACTAAGATTGACGTGGGCCTGCCAGACTTCCGTGAGGCCAACCGCATATTCTTCATATTCTGGGAGGCGGTTAAGGCAGATACTCGTGCGTTCGGCATGTGCTATCTGAAGATCCGTCGTTCTGGATTCTCGTTCATGGGATCATCGGAATCGGTCAACATCGCAACTGTTGCTAAAGACGCAAGGGTTGGTATCCTGTCGAAGACGGGTGGTGACGCCAAGAAGATGTTCACTGACAAGGTGGTACCCATCAATAGCAACCTTCCGTTCTTCTTTCGCCCCGTGATGGATGGCATGGACAAGCCGAAGACGGAGCTTGCCTACCGCGTGCCAGCATCCAAGATTACCAAGCGGAACATGGCCATAGCTGAGACGGAAGACGTGGATGGACTTAACACCACTATCGACTGGAAGAATACTTCAGACAACAGCTATGACGGTGAGAAGCTTCAGTTACTGATCCACGATGAGAGTGGCAAGTGGATGAGGCCGGACAACATTCTTAACAACTGGCGCGTGACCAAGACCTGTTTGCGTCTTGGATCTAAGATCATCGGCAAGTGCATGATGGGCTCTACATCCAATGCACTAGACAAGGGTGGTGATAACTTTAAGAAGCTGTACTACGACTCAGACGTTACCAACCGAAGCTCTAACGGTCAGACTAAGAGTGGCCTATACTCGCTGTTCATTCCTATGGAGTGGAACTTCGAGGGATACATTGACATATTCGGCATGCCTGTGCTGCACACACCAGACCGTGCCATCAGGGGTATCGATGGTAGCATGATACGCATGGGCGCCATTGACTACTGGGATAATGAGGTGGCGTCGCTCAAGTCTGACGCAGATGCGCTCAATGAATTCTATCGTCAGTTCCCACGCACGGAGTCGCACGCATTTCGTGACGAGAGTAAGTCGTCGCTGTTCAATCTCACTAAGATATACCGACAGATCGACCACAACGACTCCACAATTAAGGAGCACTTCATCACCACTGGATCGTTCCACTGGAAGGATGGCGTAAAGGACTCGACGGTGGTTTGGGTGCCCGACCAGCGTGGTCGGTTCCGTGTATCGTGGTTACCTCCTGCAAGATTGCAGAACAATGTTGTTATAAGAAATGGATTATTCTACCCGGGCAATGAACATCTTGGTTCGTTTGGCTGTGACCCCTATGACATCTCAGGAGTTGTTGGCGGTGGCGGCTCTAACGGCTCACTTCATGGCATGACCAAGTACCATATGGACGATGCGCCAGTCAATGAATTCTTCCTTGAGTATGTCGCCCGCCCGCAAACGGCGGAGATATTCTTCGAGGAGGTGCTGATGGCGTGTGTGTTCTATGGTATGCCTGTGCTTGCAGAGAACAACAAGCCACGTCTGCTGTACCACTTTAAGAATCGTGGCTATCGTGCGTTCAGTACCAACAGGCCAGACAAGCCGCTGGCGAACCTATCGAAGACAGAGCGTGAGCTTGGCGGTATACCGAACTCAAGCGAGGAGGTCAAGCAGGCGCACGCTACGGCGATCGAGTCGTACATTGAGAAGTACGTAGGTATCGACTCGGAGGGTACGTACAGGGATGCGGACGAGATGGGTAACATGGTGTTCAACAGAACATTGGAGGACTGGGCTCGCTTCGACATTAACAATAGAACTAAGTTTGACGCAACCATTAGCTCTGGCCTAGCCATCATGGCGAACCAAAAACATATGTACCAGCCAGAAAAAAAGCAAACTAAAATAAGCATTAAATTTGCTAAATATAACAACAAGGGCTTTAACAGTGAGCTACTCAACAGATGAAGGAAGTCGAAATCAACATATTAGCGACTAGCTTTCCCAGCCAGTTCGTGACTGACGCTGAGAAGGCGTCCAATGAATATGGCCTACTGGTGGGGCAAGCCATTCAGTATGAGTGGTTTAAGAAGGATGGCACCTCTCCATACTACAACAGGTGGCGCGACTTCAACCGTCTTCGTCTCTACGCTAGAGGCGAGCAATCGGTAGCCAAATACAAGAGCGAGCTTGCCATTGATGGCGACCTAAGCTATCTGAACCTAGACTGGACTCCTGTTCCTGTCATACCTAAGTTCGTTGACATCGTCGTCAATGGCATGAACGATCGTCTGTTTAGTGTCCGTGCGTATGCTCAAGATGCCATGTCAGCAGAAAAGCGCAACGAGTATCAGGACATGATCGAGGGTGACATGGTAGCCAAGGACGTGCTCACTAAGATGTCTGAGCAGTTTGGCATCGACCCATTTGTGGTTGACCCGATGGAGCTGCCGAAGGATGACGAGGAGCTGAACCTGCACATGCAGCTGAAGTACAAGCCAGCCATTGAAATTGCAGAGGAGGAGGCCATCAATACTATTCTTGCAGAGAACCACTATCAAGATACCAGAAAGCGTCTTGAGTATGACGTAACCACGATAGGACTTGGGATAGTTAAGCATGAGTTCCTGCCTGGCGCAGGCATTCAGGTATCTTATGTAGACCCAGCTAACGTGGTGTACAGCTACACAGAGGATCCTTACTTCAAGGACTGCTTCTACTGGGGAGAGATTAAGACCCTTCCTATTATAGAGTTGCTGAAGATTGACCCGACCCTAACGAAGGAGAACCTGCAAGAGATATCTCAGTACAGCCAGAGCTGGTACAACTACTACAACGTAGCTCAGTTCTACGAGAACGATATGTTCTACCGCGACACGGCCACGGTAATGTACTTCAACTACAAGACAACTAAGAAGTTTGTCTACAAGAAAAAGATTACTGAAACTGGTGGCTCGAGAGTAATCGAGAAAGACGATAGCTTCAACCCACCCGTGGAGATGATGCAGGAGGCTGGCTTCGAGAAGATCGAGAAGACAATCGACGTATGGTACGAGGGTGTGATGGTAATGGGCACCAACCTACTGCTGAAGTGGCAGATGATGGAGAACATGGTTCGTCCAAAGTCATCGTCTCAGAACGCCATGCCTAACTATGTGGCTGTTGCGCCACGCATGTACAAGGGCAACATCGAGTCTTTGGTTCGCAGAATGATTCCATTCGCTGACCTGATTCAAGTCACCCACCTAAAGCTACAGCAGGTCATCGCACGAGTTGTGCCCGATGGCGTGTTCATTGACGCTGACGGACTCAACGAGGTTGACCTCGGTACTGGTGCAGCGTACAACCCAGAGGACGCACTTCGTCTGTACTTCCAAACTGGTAGTGTTGTAGGACGCAGCTATACTGGGGACGGTGAGTTTAACAACGCACGTGTGCCCATTCAACAGCTCACATCTAGCTCTGGGCAGCCTAAGATGGCAGCGTTGATCGGAGCCTACAATCACTACATGGATATGTTGCGCACGGTCACGGGTCTTAACGAGGCTCGTGATGCGTCTACTCCAGACCCCAACGCACTTGTTGGTGTACAGAAGTTGGCAGCCCTTAACTCCAACACGGCCACGCGTCACATCCTTGACGGGATGCTGTTCGTAACACGCACACTGGCTGAGGCATTGTCTTGCCGCGTGTCTGACATCTTGCAGTACGCAGACTTCCGTGATGAGTTTGCCATGCAAATTGGTAAGCACAACGTGCGCTTGCTTGATGAGATCAAGCACTTGTACCTGCACGACTTCGGGGTATTTATCGAAGTAGCTCCAGACATGGAGGAGCGAGCTCAGCTAGAGGCCAACATTCAGATGGCCTTATCTAAGGGTGACGTCAGTCTTGAGGATGCCATTGACGTTCGAGAGATCAAGAACATTAAGATGGCTAACCAGCTTCTTAAGGTCAAGCGCAAGAAGAACTTCGAGCAGATGCAGATGGCCGACATGCAGAAGCAGCAGATGCAGGGGCAGCTCAACATGCAGTCTCAGCAGATGGCAGCGCAGATGGCGGCCCAGAAGATTCAGCTTGAGTCTCAGGCAGAGATGCAGGTTAAGCAGGCGGAGATTGCGTTCGAGATAGAGAAGATGCGTAATGAGGCGATGTTCAAGAAGGAGCTGATGGCCGAGGAGTTCATGTACCAGATGAAGATCAAGGGCGTTGAGGTTGACGGCAGCAAGGAGCGCGACAAGATGAAGGAAGATGAGAAGGCCAAGCGCATCGATCGGCAGAACACTCAGCAGTCTAAGCTGATTGAGCAGCGTCAGAACAAAGCGCCTTCGGTAAGCTTTGAGTCCAACGAGGACTCACTGGATGGGTTTGACTTCGCTGAATTCAACCCTAGATAGCGTGTTAAAACACCTATTATTTTTTATATAACTTTGTATCAAATTTAAATCTATGGAATTCAAGGTAAAAGAGGTTGCAGCCGTCGAGTCAAAGTCGGTCCAACAGGTTGAGCAAGAGCTTTTAGAAAAGCACGAAGCGGAACTTAATGGATCGGGAAGCGATCAAGGTGGTGAAGACCAACTAGAAGACACCGGAGCACAGGGCGGTGACCAAATCCCTGAGCTAAAGGAGGAGGACGTTCTTTCGTTTATTGGAAAAAGATTCGGCAAAGAGATAAAGTCTCTGGACGAGCTGGCGCAAGAGCGCCAAGAATCAGACCCTCTCCCTGAGGACGTCGCCGCATATCTTAAGTACAAAAAAGAAACGGGCCGAGGCATCAAGGACTTCATGAAAGTAAATGAAGACATTGAAGCCAAGGACCCAGACAGCTTATTGGCTGAGTACTACGCTTCAACGCAGGAGGACTTGGATCAAGAGGACATCGACTTCATGCTCAAGGAGCAGTTCGGATACGATGAAGACTTGGACGATGAATCAGACGTTAGGCGCAAGAA